CTAATTTGAAAGGAATAGGAGAAAAATATGGTTTTGCAGGTTATACAGAAGAAGATGTAAAAGAATTCATCAGGAAGATTAAAGAGGAATTAAGGGCACGTGTTAAAAGTAACCACCCAAGACAAGAAGAAATGGAAAACAATATTGAAACAATAGATAAACTTGCAGGGAAAGAATTGATAAAATGACAGATAAAGAAGAAATGAATATTAAGTGTCCTAATTGTGATTCAACATTTGATATTTATCCATACATTAATGTTGTAAGAGAAGCAATACTAGAGAAATTTGATAAAGCCACAAAAGAATTCTTAGAAGAAATCAAATAGGATAAGATAACGAGCAAGACCGCCTAATTTTAAGTCTTTTGGCTATTACCCAAATCTATTCTAAGACATAAAAAGCCGTCTCGTTATCATTACCTTAACTATCGGGCGTAACTTCAAAAAGGACGTGAAGTTACTTCATATAAAGAATTAATTAAGGAGAATATACAAAATGGGATGGAAATATAAACAAGGCTATGAGAAACTATGGGAATGGTTGGTTATTATAGATAACTACCATAACATTAGCAGCCAGTTAAAGAGAGAATTAAATGAGGACTTAGATGAGATATTTGGGTCAGATAGGAGGTGTTAAAATGGTAGAGGTAGCAATGAGTGAAAGGTTTCATGAGTGGTTAAGTGAATGTCCAACAGATTGGTTTAGAATGAATGTTGATGAGGGAGAGGTTAGTTATAGATTTATTAGAGATGACCTTGAAGAAAAGGAAGAATAAACTTCCTATTCTTTATTTTGGTGCGTTAGGTATTGGTTTACAACTTCTACACAATTTAAAGTCATGATCATTAACAAAGAATATACCATTACATTTCTGACATCTTTTAGCCTTAATCCCTGAACTAACTCCCTCGGGCAGAATCACGTCTTTAGGATAGTGATCTAATTCTATTTCTCCTCTGTCATACTCTATTTCCATCATTTTAAATTCTCCTTAGATTTACCTATATAATAAAGAGCAACTTTAATGTATTCCTGCGCTGTTCTATTAGTTAAGTCATAAGAAGCCATTACATGAATAACTATATCATTATATTTAAGTTTCTTTTCCTTTTTGATAAATGTAATTATTTGTCTTATTTTCCAGTTTCTTCCATGCTCTATTTCCATACTAAAACTAAAACACTGAACTATATAAATGTGTGTGTGTGATGGGTATATATCAAGATGTCTATCTTACTACTCTACTAGAAATAGAGTATATATAGGTAGTAGCAATAGATTACTAATTAATGAAATTCTATTGATTGCTATCTTACCGCTTGTTAAGGTACAAGTCATAAACCATAGATAGCCATAGGTAGAGTGTGTACACACACACACTTTATATCAATTTTCTATATCATTAACTTCACATTAATCTCATTCTTGATTTGACTTAACTGAATTCCCATACGGGACTATACCAATTAATCATTATAAGAAACAGCCTTTTCTTTATTTAATTTCTTTACCATTCTATAATAACAGCCTTTTTTTGAGTGGTGGAGCGCGTGTAATGCTCTAATTCGTAAACAGATAAGTATAAGTAATTTGGTTACTTTAAAAGTGTACTCACTTTTATCACTTCTTAGTTACACGTCCTGTGGTTTACGAATTAATATAAAGGGAATATATGGCTTCTAAAGGGCTAATAAGGCAATATATGGACTAATTCGATATACCGAATAACTAAGACCCACTAACCCTCAGGATGTTTATTTATGTTGATTTATGTCTGTTTGCGATTATTGGGGTTTTCTTTTTTTGTGTATGTAGGACCTCACACACAAAATTTATAAATTATATTATCCTAAATATATTATGAAATTAGATAATTGGCAGAAAGAAGTTTTAGAAACAAAAGGCAATTTATGTTTATGTTCTGGCCGACAAGTAGGAAAATCAACAGTTATCTCTATGAAAGCAGCAGCAGAAGCATTAAACAAACCTAATCAATCAATCATGATAATTTCAGCAGTAGAAAGGCAGGCACTACTTCTTTTTGAGAAAGTTCTATCAAATATTTTAGAAAAAAATAAAACGAATTTAAAGGGAAAACCTTTAAAACATGAACTAAAATTAAAAAATGGGTCAGTAATTAGGTGCCTACCAACAGGAGAATCAGGATATGGGATAAGAGGTTTTACAATTAACTCTCTCTATGCAGATGAAGCAGCCTTTATTCCAGAAGATGTTTGGGCAGCAGTAACTCCAATGTTAGCTACTACAGGGGGACACATAAATCTATTATCAACTCCATTTGGGGTAGATGGATATTTCTACAGATGCTTCAATGATAAAAAATTTAAAACATTTCACATCAGCACAGAAGAAGTTGCGAAAAAAAGAGAACCTCAACAGCAAAAATGGATGTTAGAATTTCTAAAAGATGAAAAAGAGAGAATGACAAAGATGCAATATCAACAAGAATATTTAGGCTTATTTGTTGGAGGAATACAGAGATTTATTCCAGATGAGTTAATAGATAAAGTCTGCATAATAAAACCAAAGAAATATATCCCAAAAGGCAATAAATTTCAAGGAATAGATATAGCGAGAATGGGTGGAGATGAGACAGTTCTAATCTCTCTAGACAGAATTAACAGAGATAAATTATTTCAATTTGATTTAGAAATTCCAGAACCACAATCATTAACCGACACAGGCAGGTTAATCATTAAAAAAGATAAAGTAATTAATCATAAGAAAATATATATGGATGATGGTGGCTTAGGTGTTGGAGTTTATGACATTCTTTTTGAAGATAGACAAACAAAAAACAAGGTTGTGGGCCTGAACAATGCAAAAAGAGGCATAGACCAAGTAAAAGGCAAAGAAACACCGAGAACAAAAGCATTATTCGGAGAAGATATGGCAATAAATCTAAAAGTTCTAATGGAACAAGGAAAACTATTTTTATTTGATGACCCAAGAATAAGACAAAGTCTTCGCTCTATGCAATATGAAAACATTGACGGAAATCTAAAAATCTATGGAAATTACAATCATCTCTTTGAAGCAATAAAAAGAGGTGCATGGTGCATAAAGGATAAATCTTTAAACATTCTTGCATTCTGTTAATAATGGCTGATGATAGTATAATGTGTTCGCAAGTTGAAATGCTCCAGAAAGCAGGAGCAAATGTTAGCACTACATTAAACGCAGCAACAGACACAACTTTTGTTTATTCAAACGCTTTTATTGGGCAAGCAGAATCAGCAATAAATGTGATGACAAGATATAACTGGAGTGATGTATATGCTACAATAAATTCTGATGTTCAGAAAATACTAACAGAAGCAACCTCAAACTTAGCCGCGATTTATTGCATTAACTTTGATATGTCAGGATACACTTCAAGAGGAGAAGCTGAATCAATGGTAACTATTATAAGAGACGCATTTTTAAGAAATATTCAAATCCTAAGAGATATAAGAGCACAAACTTTTATCATCGGAGAAGGTTCATAATGGCGCATGATTTTAAAAGATTCCCAGAATTAACAAATTCACAAATGCAATTCTATTATTTAGATAGTCCACATAGACAAATATTAGAGGGTTTTGTAGCTGAAGTTGTAAAGGTAAGTGATGGAGATACAATTAGAGTAAAATGGTCTGAGAGAGATTTTGATTTCCCAATAAGATTAGCTAACATAGATGCACCAGAAATGGATGCTGGAGGAACTCAAAGCAAAAGCTGGTTAGAAAATCAAATCATGGGTGAAGAAATATATGTCTCAATAGACCCAAAAGTAAGAGTTGGAAAGTGGGGAAGATTAATAGGTGAAATAATCCATATGGGTATGAATTTAAATGAAATGAGTATGCAATTAGGGCACTCAGTTCCTTTTGGACAGGAGAAAATAATATGAGTTTAAATTTTGGGCAAAGTTTATTTCCACCAAGAGGAGAAAGATTAGTAAATTATGATTATTATGACATTGCAGAGGGTGTTGGGTATAATATTTATTATGGTTCAAAAGGAGACAATGGGGAATACATCATAACCCCAAATAAAGTTTACTCAGAAGAAATAACAAGCTATATAGAATCTCAAGGAGTATTAACAACAGCTACAAAATATTTTGATATGGATTTCGATTTAACTTTTAACATGCCTAAAAATGTTAAAGGTAAAATAATCGCTAATATTCCAATAGGTTTATCTGCAACAAGCACAAGTCCGCTTGACTTTGAATATTATGCTGTAGTCAAAGCAATACATTATGATGGCTCAACAGAAACAGCAATGGCAACAGGGACATCAAAGAATGTTGCTGTAAAAGTTCAAACAGATGAGAAAAGATATACTTGTATGCAAGCATTATGTGTTATGGACCAAACAACAGTAAAACATTTCAAAAAAGGAGAAACATTAAGATTCACAGTAGAGGGGTGGTATAAAACAACAGAAGCTGGAACAACAGCAGCTCATATAGCAATAGGACATGACCCTTGGAGTAGGGGCGACCAAGACAGCATCACCCCATATTCACACCCAGAAGTCTTAGCCAATGAAGCAGATGGGGGAGGAACTGTAACTTATGCTCCAACAAGAATGGAGTTCCATGTTCCATTCGTATTAGACATATAAAATGACAGAAAATAGAATAGCAAACGCAAGTGCAAGCGATTTAACAGGCGCTATGACAGATTTCTCAGTGAATACTCAAACAACAGATGCAGGAACAGACCAAGAAGAAACATTTTGGATGAATACAGAATACTCACAATATCTCGGTTATTACAAAGACGAAAAAACTCCTGAAATCACAGCAGTTATAGATGCCAAAGCTACATGGACTGTTGGAAAAGGATTTAAAGCAGACGAATCAACCACACTATTATTAGACACAATCAAAGGAAATGGATTTGATACATTTAACACAATTTTAGAAAGTGTAATGAGAACAATGTTAATAGGTGGAGATTTCTATGCAGAAATTATAAGAGATGATGAAGAAAATTTAATTAATCTAAAACCTTTAGACCCAACAGTTATGCGTCATGTAGCAAACAGAGAAGGTATGATAATTAGATTTGAACAACTCTCTAAAATAAAAGGAAACAAACCAAAGAAATTCCAACCAGAAGAAATATTTTATCTTCCAAGAAATAGAGTAACAGATGAAATGCACGGAATGGGAATATGTCAAAAACTAAAACTAATCATTGATATGCGGAATGAAGCAATGGCTGACCAGAGAAAAGCTATGCACTGGAATGTTATCCCAAGATGGAAATTTAAATTAAAAACAGATGACCCAACAGAAATCGCAGCCTATAAAGCAAAGCAAGATGCAGCAACTGGAAAAGGAGAAAATATCTATGAACCTTTTGATGTGTCAGAAGGAGAACTAATTTCAGTCCCAGCAAATGCAACTCTAAACCCTATGGCATGGATACAATATTTAGATAATTTATTTTATGAAATGGCTGGGGTTCCTAAAATCATCGTCGGTGGAAGTGGAGAATTTACAGAAGCAACTGCTAAAATTGTTTATTTAGCATTTCAGCAAAGTGTAGAAGAAGAACAATTATTTATAGAAGAACAGGTATTATCTCAATTAAATTTAGTAATAGAGTTAGAGTTCCCAGCAAGTTTAGAAAATGAAATGTTAAGCGACCAGTCAAAAGACAAAACTTCAGGGGCATCTCAACCAAATGAAACAACTGCAGGAGTAGGACAATGACAAATACAATGAAAAAGAAAAAGGTAAAAACAATCTTCCAGGAACCAGGAAAAAGTCTAACTATAACTAAAAGTGGAAAAGGAAGAACATTTACTTCGGAAAATGAACAAATCCCAGCAGAAGAAGGCAGAAGTGTAATGACAAAGAAAACAGGAAGGGGAAAAATAATAGCAACAAAAGATGCTTCTGGAAAATTTAAATTTTCAAGAACTCGTGATGTAGGAAATAGAAGTGTAACTGAATTTTCAAGAACTCCATTTATCCCAGAAAAAGAAAAGGGTAAACAAGAAATAACCCCAACTCCTCAGGAAGAACCTATTGAAATGAAAGTAGAATTAGAAAAACAACAAGCACAAAAATCAATTTTAATGGATTTGCTGACAGGTAGAGAATTAAAAAGACAAGCAGAAGAAAAAGGGAGTGGATTAAAAACAGGAGTTATGTCACTAACTCCCGCAGGAGGATTAGGAATGCTATCAAACGCTCCAACATTAAACTCAGTCCCAACAGCCGCAGCAAGTGGAACAAGAATAGGAAGTATTTTACACACAGCATCTATTCATCACTGGAGTAAAGCAACTGGAATGTTAATCGCAAAGAAAGGCATAACACTTTCAGAAAACCCTATACATCAAAGTGCAGGAAAGATTGGGCAACCTGTAGCCTCAGCAACTAAATTTTTTAAAACAATCGGCTCTGCTCCAAGAGTTGCAGTAAATCTAAAAACAACAGCCTTAGCAACAAGTGAAGTAAGTAAATATTTCGGAACTAAACCAATGGCTATTTTTGGAGCATGGGCAAGTTCAGTATTCTTAGGAAAATGGGCACAGGCAGAAGCTGCAGAACCAATAACAATCCCTTTAAGAGATGCACTAAGACAGGCAAAAAGAAACTGGGGACTGGAGTATTTATGACGAATATAAAGAAGCCGCAAACGAAATAACTCATTTATCTACATGGGAAGAAATATTATCTTGGTCTCCAGTAGCTGCTATCCCTGGAATATTATCTAAAATAAAGGGTGTTAAAAAAGGAATTGATTTAATAGATGCTATTGCAGAAAAAGATAAAGCAAAGAATGGGGTGTTGAATGAAAGATAAAACATCAATAATAATAACAGGAATAATCGTTATAGGACTACTAGAAACAATAGCTTTACTAAAAGGAATTAATGGAGTATTATTAACAGCAACAATAAGTTCTATTGTAGGGCTTGTTTGTTTAATGTTCAATCCGCCTAAAATTCTAAGTATTATGAAAGGAGGTAGTTAAACATGGATGAACAAACAAAAGAAGAAAAACCACAAGAAGTTTCAGGAGATACAAAAGAGAATTCTGATGAGGGGGATAAGTATGAAACAACTCCTATCATTGAACGAGCCCGCATTGAGAGAGAAAAACTGGAAGCTGCGAATACCAAAAAAGAAGAACTCTTAAACAGAGAAGAAGCAATAATGGCTAAAAGAGCACTGGGTGGGAGTAGTGAAGCAGGACAACATACAGAACCTAAAAAAGAAACTGATGAGGAATACACTCAAAGATTCGTAGATGGTGGTGTCAATCCAATGAAAGAAGATGCTAAGTAAAACAAAGTTAAAAGCAGAGATTGATGCAACAAAAAAAGCTATTGAAAGTATGAGTGAAACTATAAGGAAATGTGAGAATGGTATTCTAATTAACAGCATTGTGCTTGAAGCGTTCAAAAATGAGCTAAAAAAATAAGATGGAATTATATGTAGGAGTTGTTGGAAATGGACAAGAACAGTGGAAGCATGAATTAGAAGCTGTCAAATTCCCATATAAAGGAGATGGCAAAGAAAAAAAGTTAGTGAGATTGGGTGTTGCAGAGGTAAAATTGTATAAGCTATATTTTGAAGAACAAAACCTAGAACAAGTTATGTCGGTTGTAGGAGTTTACCCTGAAGGAAGCTATGCTTTAAACAAAAACCCAAGACTAAAGACTATTGTTAAGTGGGTGAGAAAAGCTTTAAAATTAAAAGAGGCCCCATTGCCAAAGGAAGTTATATCACACATGATGCCAGACCAACTTAAAAAATCAGTTGTAGTTATCCCAATAGGAACTAGAAAAGATGAGTTCACTAAAGAAGGGAAAGAGATGTTTTGAATGGAATTAACAAATATTTTATTATTATACCTCTGTGTTTTAGGCACAGGGGGTCTAATTCTTAAGATAATTCAATTAAGAAAAGAAGGAAAGATTTAAATAATCCCTTATCAATAGTAATATATGGCAAACGAAGCTGTGAAGGTTGAAGGACCTTATGAAGTTCATGATTTTACAATCACTGATGGTGATTCTGTTTCTGGATTAACTTTAATGACATTAGAAGATGCAAGAGCTATGGGTGCATCAAGTGGAGATGGTGCTGCATTTGCAGGAGTTCTCGTAACAGATAAAGTAGCTAATAATGGAAAGACAGAACATGGATGTTATACTAAAGGAGCTTTTACAATGACAGCAGTCGCAACTATTGGAGCAGAAGGGGCGATAGATTTTGGTGATTCTGTGGTAGTAAGTGGTGTGAATTTGATTAGAGCTGCAGTTGCTGGAGACCTATTAACTGGAGCAGTAGTTGGAAAGGCTTGGGAAAGTATTGCAGCTGGAACAACTGGTGAAGTTCATGTAGGAGCATATGCATAATGGTAGACCCTAGTGTTGGAACAAGCACATTATATGGTGAGAATATTTCTAGGATAGTTACAGTTTTTGATGCAAAGAAATTCAAAATAAAACCTTTATTAATGAATGTTAAATCTAAAAATTGGACAGAGACTTATTATAAAGAGGACCCAACAATACTGACTGCAGAAGGAACTCGTAATATTAAAGAAATAGGAAGACTATCAGAATTCCCCACACTAGAAGCAAGTTGGACTAAAGTATCAGCTGAACATTTGAAGTATGGTGGAGAAGGAGAAATCTCTATAGAAGATATTTTAACAGATGCATTTAATGTTCAAGCAAGAACTCTTGATAAAATTTCAGAAGGAATAGTTAATGCTGTAGACATTGCAATCTATGCTGCTTTAACTGCAGAAACAGGAACAAGTGGAACTGTGAATGCAATAGCTCATTGGGATGCAACAGCATCAACAACAAGAGACCCAATGAATGATATTCTAAGAGGAGAACAAGCTATGATGGAGAACAACTATGATGCATTAGATGGCGGAGTATTGCTATTAAATCCTCATGATTATGCTTCTTTGATGATGAACTCAAAGGTTATTAATAATCCAAGTTTCAAAACTGCTGATGTTGTAAGTAATGGTAGAGTTGGAATGATTGCTGGATTGACTATAGTAGTAACTACAAGTGTGTCAGATGATGAAGCAATGATTATAATTCAAAATAAAACTGCAACATGGCAAACTGTTCAAGATTTAAAAACAGCTATTATTGATAATGATAAAGCAACAGCAGGAATCAAAGTTTTAATTAGGTCTTGGTTAATAGGACAAATTCAAATTCACCATCCTAAATCAATCTACACAATTACAGAGACAGAGGAATAAAAATGAGTTATGCTGGACAAATTAATAGAGGACTTAAATGGTATGCAAGAAATAGAAATAGAGAAGGGAATCTATTACCTTGTATTGCTGATGACCCAAACAAGATGAAAGATGTTAATACATATTTAGAACATAAAAAGAAATTAGAAGAAGAAGCTAAAAAAACTAAATCTAAGGGTAAGAAATAATGGCAG